AAGTCTTTGTCTCCGCAAGAATATGCAGCCACAACCAAAGCTAAGCGTGCTGGTAAAGCGTCTGGCAAACAGTTTGTAGCTCAACCAAAAACCATTGCAAAGAAAACGGCAGGCTTTAGATGACCACTACCGGAACCACACTGTTCAACATGGACTTCACGGAGATCGCCGAGGAAGCGTGGGAGCGTGCGGGTCGGGAAATGCGTTCAGGTTATGACTTGCGCACAGCACGCAGATCTATGAACCTAATGACCATTGAGTGGCAGAACAAAGGCATCAACATGTGGACTATGGAGCAGGGTATTATCAACCTAACTCCGGGTTTAGCTACGTATGCCCTGCCTACAGATACCATTGATCTGTTAGAACACGTTATCCGCACAGGAGCTAATACATCTTCTACTCAAGCTGATTTAACTATCACTCGTATTAGTGTTTCTACCTATGCAACAATCCCAAACAAACTCAGTCAAGCAAGACCAATCCAAGTTTGGATTCAAAGGCTTTCTGGGCAAACTAATCCAACGAATGCAGTCTTGGATGGAGCCATCACCTCCACGGCAACAACGATCACGCTTAACTCGGTGGTTGGGTTAGCGGGAGCAGGATTTATTCGTTTAAACTCAGAAGACATCTACTATACCTATATATCAGGTAACACTCTTGGCGGTGTTTATCGCGGTCAGAACAACACCACAGCCGCCGCTCAAGCAGATGGCACAGCAGTCTTTGTCCCGCAGCTTCCTGCCATTACTGTATGGCCTACACCTGATAACACCACCACCTATCAATTCGTGTACTGGCGCTTGAGGCGAGTGCAGGATGCGGGTGCAGGTATGGAAACATCTGATATGAACTTCCGTTTCCTGCCATGTTTGGTGGCTGGATTGGCTTATCACATCGCAGTTAAAGTACCTGAGCTGATGCCCCGCATCCAGATGTTAAAACAGATTTACGATGAGACATTTGAGATTGCAGCCGGTGAAGACCGAGAAAAAGCAGCCGTTAGGTTTGTACCTCGTCAGACGTACATAGGTAACACATAATGGGTAATCGTTTCGCATCCGGCAAGATAGCGATTGCTGAATGTGATCGCTGCGGCCAGCAGTTTAAACTCAAAAAGCTTAAGAATGAAATTATTAAGCAGCGTAAGTATGAGTTGTTGGTTTGCCCTGAGTGTTGGGATCCAGATCAACCGCAGTTAATGCTTGGAACGTTTCCAGTGGATGATCCACAGGCTTTGCGTAACCCTCGCAAGGACACAACTTATGTGACTTCGGGTGTAAACGCAAGCGGTAATCCATCGGGTGGTTCACGGGACATTCAGTGGGGTTGGTCACCGGTTGGCGGAGCTAGGTTTTTTGATGCAGGATTGACACCAAACTACTTGGTGGCAACAACATTTGTTGGTACAGTATCAATATCTTAAGGAGTTAATTATGGCATTTACAAAATCAGCTGATGGCATTGCTAAAAAAGGCAAGACCGAGGGTAAAAACTATGGCGATAGCGGCCCCGTTGCTAAAATGATGCACGGCGGCAAAGGTAAAGGTAAGGGTAAAACCAATGCCGATATGTTGTCTATGGGTCGTAACTTGGCAAAAATTGCCGCACAGAAACGAGGCTAATCATGGCTACATTTAGCAAAAAATTAATGGGTAAAGAAGTTGGCGATGCTTCTGTCTATGCCACACCACACACCATGACCGGTAGAGTTGTTAAAGCTTCCGAAAATCCCGGTTCTGGCCCTGACCATAGCGATGCCAATACCGTCAATATGTCTGTTGGAAATATTAGTCGCCGTGCACAGCCAGCAACAAAGACAACTGGTATCAAAATGCGTGGCGCTGGAGCGGCTACCAAAGGCTTTATGAGTAGAGGCCCGATGGCATGAACTATACCGAGCTTGTCACGCAGGTAAGCGATTACTGCGAGAACTCTTTCCCAACTGACAATATGAATACGTTCATACGTCAGGCGGAGCAGCGCATCTATAACACTGCGCAGCCAGCTAACTTGCGAAAGAACGTGACAGGCACGATTACCTCAACAAACAAGTACTTGTCTGCACCAGAGGATTTCCTTTCTGTATATAGCCTTGCGGTATATCCGCAGAACACAACAACTGCTACCGGCACTGCCGGAGCAAAGTCAATTGTGGTGGCATCTACGACAGGCATTGCGGTAGGCCAGCAAGTTACAGGTTCAGGTATTGGGACTAATGCAGTTGTTCGTAGCATTGTCGGAACCACAATCTATTTGACTGAGAACAACGCAACCACGGTCTCAAGCTCGGTGACCTTTCAAGGTGACTACTTGTACTTGTTAAACAAGGATGTGAACTTCATCCGCTCTGCTTATCCTCTGTCATCTTATGTGGCTGAGCCTAAGCACTACGCGCTGTTCGGCCCTACTGTCACTGGCGGTACGGTTACAAACGAATTGTCGTTTATTGTTGGCCCAACACCCAATGCAACTTACGTTGCAGAGCTGCATTATTACTACTACCCAGAGTCTATCGTTACCGCTGGAACTACATGGTTGGGTGATAACTTTGATTCTGTACTGCTGTACGGCACGATCTGCGAAGCTCTTGTTTACATGAAGGGTGAGGCAGATATGATTGGCCTTGCTCAAGAGCGTTACATGCAGGCAATTGCTTTGTATAAAAACCTTGGTGATGGTAAACAGCGTGGTGATGCCTACCGAGATGGACAGGTTAGGGTTCAAGTTTCATGAGTTCAATTGTCCAAACCCAGACCACAAGTTTCAAGACAGAGCTGTACCAAGCTGTTCACAACATGCTTACGGACACGCTCAAGATTGCTTTGTACACAGCAAACGCAAATTTAAACGAAGCCACAACCATTTACTCTACAACCAATGAAGTGACTGGCGGTGGTTATGTGGCGGGCGGTGTTACTCTAACTGGGGTGACGCTTAACTCTGACGGCTATACGGCTTACATTAACTTCAACAACGTTGTGTTTAATGCATCCGTAACTTCTCGTTGTGCTTTGATCTACAACGTGACTCGGGGTAATAAATCTATTGCCGTGCTGGATTTTGGTTCAGACAAAACATCTGCAAATTTCACAATCACAATGCCTGCCAACACTGCAACGGCAGCTTTAATCAGGAGTTCAAATTGATCGTTACTACTACCAAAGGCGAAATGGATGATTCTCTTCTTGAGAAAAAAGAAGGCGTCGTAGATAATGACAACGAGACCACCACGTGGGTGGAGTATTGGCTTGAGAGTGAGTTAGTTCACCGGTCGGCCCATGTGACTCTGAAGAAACCATTAACTTACGTGGCTGCTGAAGCCGCATCAATTGCATAAGGAGCCACAAATGGCAAATACTCAATCAATGTGCACTTCGTTCATGGGCGAACTCATGACGGCTACCCACAACTTCGGCACTGCTCCGATCCGTGCGGCTACTACTGCCGACACATTCAAGGCAGCGCTGTATTTGACTTCAGCCACAGTAAATGCGGCCACTACAGCTTACTCATCTACCAATGAAGTGACGGGTACAGGCTACACGGCTGGTGGTGTGACGGTGACCAATGCTACGGCTCCTATTGCTACAAACAGCTCAGCGACTGCTGGCGTGGCTTACTGGACACCTTCAGCATCTATCACTTACACAACTGTGACTTTGAGCACAGCGTTTGATTGCGTGTTGATCTATAACAGCAGTCAGTCTAACAAGGCGGTGTCTGTCCACACATTCGGCTCTCAGACCATTACGGCTGGTACGTTCACTCTGACCATGCCTTCCAACACCACAACAACCGCTTTGCTGCGCTTGTCCACAACCTAAAAGGTAAGCCATGTCTCTCGGCTGGGGCGACGGCGCGTGGGGGAGTAATGGCTGGGGCGGTACTCTCGATGCAACAGGCGTTGCCGCTTCTGGTGCGGTTGGCACTGCGTCGCCTGTAATTGAGATCGCTCTTACGGGTGTTGCCGCATCGGGGGCAGTTGGGGATGTCACAGAGTCGATCATTATTCCCGAGCAGGGGGATGTAGCGACAGGTGAAGTTGGCACAGTTGGCGTTTCGGTTTCCGTAGCCCTTACCGGCGTAGCCGCATCGGGCGCAGTTGGTACGGTTGTTCAGAGCCAAGCCGTTGATCTTTCGGGTGTAGCGGCCACAGGTGCGGTTGGCTCGGTTGTTAATTCATCCACTGTTGCCCTGTCAGGCGTATTGGGTTCTGGCGCGGTTGGCACGGTTAGCCCAGACAGAAGCAAAGCCATAACAGGCGTTGCAGGCGCAGGCGCGGTAGGCACGGTTGTTCAGTCGGCATCGGTGGCTCTGAGTGGCGTTGCCGCTATGGGGCTTGCAGGGCAAGTGATTGTTCCTCTGCTGCCAAACACTGCGATAGGCGCAGTTGGTTCTGTATCGCCTGACCGCTCAATTGCACTGACGGGTGTTGGTACTACGGGTGCGGTTGGCACGATGACGGTGGCAGAGCGAGTTAAAGCTTTGACAGGTGTTGCGGCAACGGGTGAAGTTGGTAATGTAATTGCTGTATATTGGAAACTAATAGATGACAGTCAGAATGCAAACTGGCAAAATATCAGCAATTCGCAGACACCCACTTGGACTACAGTCGCAACAACACAAACTCCCGAATGGGAAGAAATTGTAACTTGAGGTTTAAAACATGACTACAGCATATACATCACTCTTAGGTCTGGCACTGCCAGTCACAGGCGAATTGAGCGGCACTTGGGGTGACACTGTAAACAACAGCATTACATCTCTTCTCGACACCTCTGTTGCGGGCACAACCAACGTTAGTACTGACGGCGATGTCACACTGACCACAACCACAGGCGCTGCGAATACGGCTCGTCAAGCCATCCTATTGTTTTCAGGTGCACGTACGGCATTGCGTACGGTTACAGCGCCAGCCCAGTCAAAGGTTTATACGGTTATCAACGCCACCACAGGCGGCTTCTCTGTCAAGTTGGTAGGTGCTGGCCCGACGACAGGTGTGACCATTGTTGCTGGCGAGTCTGCTGTATGTGCATGGAACGGCTCTGACTTTGTGAAGGTGAGTAACACTTCTGGCTCGGGCACATTTACAAACCTGACAGTGACGGGCAATTTGACCGTTAACTCTTTGACCGCTACTCGTGTTCCATATGCAAGCACCAGCGGTTTGCTGGTTGACTCTGCCAACATGACCTTTGACGGCACGATTCTCACCACTCCGAGAATCAACATTACCAATACCGGAACCGGCGCAACATTCAGCAGTTCTGCTGGTAGCGGTCTTCGTGTTTATGGTTCTTCAGGCACAAACCAGTGGGATATGTACCTGAATGGTGCAAACGTACGTTTTAGCGACAACACTGGTGGAGGTTTGTTTGTTGTTGACTCAGGCTCAACCATTCAAGGCCTCACAGTAGGCCGTGGTGCTGGTGCTGTGTCTACCAATACTGCGGTGGGTGCGAGTGCTTTGGCGGCAAATACAAGTGGTGCAGAAAATACTGCGCTAGGAAGATTGGCGTCAAGGGACAACACAACTGGCTCGTTCAACACATCAGTTGGTAGTGGCTCGTTGCTTCTTTTGACAACTGGTTCAAACAATACTGGCATTGGTCGTGCGGCTTTGCAAGCGGCAACAACTTCTTCTGACAACACTGCTATTGGCTATCGAGCCATGATTGCAACAACCACAGGCGCAAACAATACAGCATTAGGTTCGGAGGCTCTCCAAGCCAACACTACAGGCGGCAACAGCGTAGCTTTTGGCTATCAGGCGGGGTACAGCAATACCACTGGAACCATTACCGTATGTGGTTATCGCTCGCTGTTCAGTAATACAACTGGTGCAAACAACGTAGCTGTTGGTAATGGCGTATTGCAAACTGTAACAACTGCCAGTGGAAACACTGCTGTTGGAGATGCTACGCTTAATAGTTCTACGGCTGGGTTTAACTCTGCTTTTGGTTACCGAGCATTGACATCAAATACCACTGGTACTGACAACAATGCTTTTGGCTATTTAGCCCTTTTGGTTAATACAACTGGCGCGCAAAACACAGCGGTTGGTACTTCTGCCCTTTCCGCCAACACCACAGCATCTAACAACACTGCTGTTGGATACCAAGCCGCCTATGCCAACACAACTGGTACAAACGGAGTAGCGGTAGGTAGAGAAACGCTACGATTTAACACTACAGGCACATCAAACACTGCTTTGGGTGCTGTATCTTTGTATGCAAACACTACTGGTGATTACAACACTGCTGTCGGTCAATCTGCACTCCAGTCCAACACCACAGCATCTAACAACACTGCAGTAGGCTATCAAGCTGGTTACAGCAACACAACTGGTGCATATTCAACATTTATTGGTTTGGGCGCTGGGTATACAAACACAACAGGTCAATTAACTGCTGTTGGCGCACAAGCATTAAACAAGAACACAACTGGCACATCTAATGCGGCTGTAGGTGTTAATGCTTTATTTGCAAACACCACAGGTTCATATAACTCTGCATTGGGTGATGCGGCTCTTCAAAACAACACCACTGCTTCTAGTAATACTGCTGTTGGTTATCAGTCTGCATTTACAAATACAACTGGAGCCGCTTTAACAGCGATTGGCAAGTACGCTTTGTATGGCAATACAACAGGATCTTTTAATGCAGCTGTTGGGGAAAGTGCGCTAGAAAAAAATACTACAGGTCAATATAACACCGGACTAGGACTATATTCCCTCTACAACAATACCACAGCATCTAACAACACTGCTGTTGGTTATCAGGCTGGGTATAGCGGCACGACTGGAACTAGCAATACTGTTTTAGGCAAAACTTCTTTATACAGCACTACTACAGG